CCAACAGTTGTACCAGGACGCCTACGAGTTCGCATTGCCACAGCGCCAGCTGTACGGCGTTTGGGAAGGTGGCAGCACTGGCTCCAAAAAGATGCAGCGCGTGTTTGATTCCACCGCAATCAACAGCACTCAGCGTTTTGCCAACCGTTTGCAGTCTGTGGTGTTCCCACCTCAGCGCCGCTGGTGTCGCCTTGAGGCCGGCATGGACATCCCATTTGATCGCAAACCACAAGCCCAGGCCATCCTGGATCTGTACGGCGAGAAAATGTTTGCCGTCTTGCGCCAGTCCAACTTTGACATTGCCATGGGTGAGTTCTTGCTCGACCTGGCAGTTGGCACCGCCTGCATGATGGTGCAGCCTGGTGATGACGTGTCACCAATCAACTTCATCCCTGTGCCTTTGTTCCTGGTCAGCTATGAAGAGGGCGCCAATGGCCAGGTTGACAACGTCTACCGCCGTATGCGCTTAAAGGGTGAAAGCATTCAGCGCCAATGGCCTGATGCGCAGATCCCGCCTGAAATGCAACGCCGCATTTCCGATAAACCAACAGACGACATTGAGCTGCTTGAAGCCACAATCTATGACGCAAACCGTGGCGACTACTGCTACCACGTCATTGACAAGGTGAGCAAGGCTGAGCTGGTGTATCGTCGTCGCAAGATCAGCCCCTGGGTGATCAGCCGCTACATGAAGGTGGCCGGTGAGATCTATGGCCGTGGCCCATTGATGACTGCTTTGCCTGACATCAAGACATTAAACAAGACCATTGAGCTGCTGCTGAAAAATGCATCGCTTGCCGTCTCCGGTGTGTACACGGCTGCCGATGACGGTGTGCTGAACCCCAACACAGTCAAGATCGTGCCAGGCGGCATCATTCCGGTGGCTCGCAATGGTGGCCCACAAGGCCCATCACTAATGGCCCTGCCACGCTCTGGCGACTTCAACGTGTCGCAGCTGGTGATCAACGATCTGCGCGGCAACGTCAAGCGCATTTTGCTGGATGAGTCATTACCACCAGAGAACATGAGCGCCCGTTCCGCGACCGAGATTGTCGAGCGCATGAAAGAGTTGTCTCAAAACCTTGGCTCAGCCTTTGGCCGCTTGATCAACGAGACAATGATTCCTGTTGTGTCCAAGATCCTTGAGGTGATGGACGAACGCGGCATGATTGATCTGCCTTTGCGCGTAAATGGTCTTGAGGTGAAAGTTGCGCCGACATCACCATTGGCCAACGCCCAAGCAATGGACGAAGTCAACGCGGCCCTGCAGTTTGCTCAGCTTACTCAGCAAATGGGCGCTGAGGGCCAGGTGGCCGTCAAGTATGGCGACATGATCGACTACCTGGGCGACAAGCTCGGTGTGCCTGCAGCCCTTCGTAACAGCGCGGCTGAGCGTGGTTTTGCGCTTGAGCAGCAGCAGGCTCAGCAGGCCCAAGCATTGGCCGCTCAAATGGCCATGCAGCAGCAGGGCGTCGCACCGCCTGGTATGGCTGCACCGCAAGGAGCGCCAGCATGAGCTGGGACGAATTAGACGCCATTGGCCAGGTCGATATCCGCGAGGCAAACCAACAGCGAGACGACTTGGCCAGACTGACTTTGCGTGTCTTTGCAACTGAGGACGGCAGCAAGCTGCTTGCCTGGTTGCGAGACATGTATGTGAATGTGCCCATTGCCGTGCCGGGCACAGATCCTTCCCATGCGTTCTTTGCCGAAGGGCAGCGAAACGTTGTGAGGGACATTGAGGCGCGGATTAAACAAGCAAGGAAACTATGACGACCGAAACCCCAACAAATGTCGAGCCCAGTTCTGGCCTACTCGACAGCGTGCAGGTGGCAGACGAAAGCAAGACAGAGAACCCGCAAGCTGTTGAGATCGACCACAAGCCGACCACAGCAATTGACTTGGCGCCAGGCACGATTCCTGGCACACCAAAAGAACGCCCAGAGTGGTTGCCAGAGAACTTCTGGAACCAGGACAAGGGTGAAGCCAATATGGAGGCTATGGCCAAGTCTTATGCTGACTTGCGCAAGGTAGTCAGCCAGGGCAAACACAAAGCCCCAGAGGGCGGCAAATACGACACAGCAGCCCTTGGCACAGACGCCGAAACAGACCCTCTTGCCAAAGAATATGTTGGCTGGGCGCAGAAGTACGGCATTAGCCAGGTTGCATTTGATGAGCTGGCTCAAAGCGTCAACAAGATGGCGGCCGATATGGCTGGCCCACCAATTGACACTCAAGCTGAAATGAAGTCACTTGGCCCCAATGCCAATGCTGTGGTCAATGGCATGGTTGACTGGGCACGCGGCTTGGTCAATAAGGGTGTGTGGAGCAAGGACGACTTTGACGAGTTCAAAATCATGGGCGGCACAGCTCGCGGTTTGAGCGCTTTGATGAAAGTCCGCTCAGCCTATGAGGGCCGTGTTCCTGTTGACGTAGCCCCAATGGAAGGCGCGCCAAGCAAGGATGAGCTGTACCAAATGGTCAATGATCCAAAGTACAAAACCGATGCTGCTTACCGTCAAAAGGTGGAACGCATGTTCCAACAGCACATTTCATGATTGTCTCCTGACTACTTTGCCGTTGAGGTAGTCCTTAACCCAGCTTCGGCTGGGTTTTTTTTATTTGTCAAGCACCATTTGCATTTTGTACAAATACTCATACAATCGCGCCCAAGGCATACCAGGCAACTGGCCCTTACCGCAGCGGATGCTGACGATTGGCTGACGTAAACAGCAAGCATTCGGCCCAGGCAACTGGATAACCGGCGCGAGAACCAAACCGTTTTTTTAAACAACCGAGGAAAATATCATGAGCATTTCATTAAGCAATGCCTTTGTTACTCTCTTCGACGCTGAGGTAAAGCAAGCCTACCAAGGTAAGGCAATGCTGGTTCCTGCCGTACGTCAGCGCCGTGGAGTCGAAGGCTCAACCGTAAAGTTCCCCAAAGTTGGTAAGGGTGTTGCAACCCCCCGCGTTGGCCAGACTGATGTCACACCTTTGAATGTGGGCTTCAGCTCTGTCACTTTGACTTTGTCAGACTGGAATGCCGCTGAATACAGCGACATCTTCAACCAGGCTAAAGTTAACTTTGACGAGCGTCAAGAGTTGGTTCAAGTTGTTGCCGCCGCTATGGGCCGCCGTCAAGATCAGTTGATCTTGGATGCACTCGCAGCTTCTGGTACATCTTTGACCGTCAGCAATGATATTGGTGGCTCTGACACCAATTTGAATGTGGCCAAGCTGCGCAATGCAAAGAAGTTGCTCGACAAGAACAACGTCCCTGCAGACGGCCGTCACATCATCATCCATGCAAATGGTTTGGACAGCTTGTTGGGTGAGACAGCCGTGACCAGCTCTGACTTCAATACAGTCAAAGCATTGGTTCAAGGTGAGATCAACACCTTCTTGGGCTTCACATTCCACACATTAGGTGATCGCACTGAAGGTGGCTTGCCCATCGACGGTTCTTTGGATCGTACTTGCTACGCTTTTCACTCTGCAGCCATCGGCTACGGTGAAGGCATCGGCATGCGCACAGAGATCAACTACATCCCCGAGAAGACCAGCTGGTTGGTTAACGAAGTGTTTAGCGCTGGCGCCATCGCCATCGACGCTGAAGGCATCGTTCAACTCACTTGCCGCGAATCTTGATCTTAAAAGGAGCATGAATCATGGCTTATTCAGCAACAGGCTTATCTGTAGTTTCCGCTTCTAAGCGTGGCAATGCCCCTGGCATCTACGCATACAAAACAACCGACAGCATTGCAACCGTCAATACTGAAGGTTATTTCAATTCACTCTCTTCCATGTTGGAAGTTGGTGACTTGATTTACTGTGTTACCAGTACTGGTTCCACAGCTGTAGCCACTTTGGTCTACGTTCTGTCTAACGCTTCTGGCGTGGTTGACGTGAACGACGGCACAACATTGGCCAACACAGACGGCGATTAAACATCGCAGTTTGGTTAGGTGGGCCAGCTTTCGGGGGTTCTCGGGGGCTGGCCCTTCTTACATTGAGAGGTGATCATGGCTGCTGGCGATACTGGCGTTTCAATTTGCTCTGATGCCCTGCTGATGCTGGGCGCAAAATCCATCACGTCATTCAATGACGGTACTGATGCGGCCAGTGTTTGTGACCGCTTATACCCTGACATTCGTGACTCTGTATTGACCACTTACCCGTGGACATTCAACACAAAAAAGGTTCAGCTTTCGCGGCTGATCACAACACCAAATTCTGTCTGGCGCTACGAATACCAGCTGCCAGGCGACCGTCTTGGCACTGTGCGAGCCGCCTACCCTAGCGCCGCACAAAACGCATACCCAACAAAAGACTGGGAGATCCAGGGCGACAAGCTGCTGACAAATCTTCCTGCTGTTTACCTGGACTACCAGTACAGCCTTGGCGAGTTTGCGATGCCTCAATACTTTGTGCAGCTGCTCAAATACATGATGGCCTGGCATTTGGCCATGCCCATCACCGAGCAATCAGATCGCGCTGCCTACTGGCAAAACGTTGCGGTTGGTGGCCCGTCTGAAAATGGTCGCGGTGGTTTTATGCGCACATCGATGAACATCGATGGCCAGGGCACACCAACCCGTGTGATTGAAGACTTCAGCCTTATCGCAGTGAGGGGCTAATGCCACGTTTTGTTGACATCCAAACCAACTTTAGCACGGGTGAGCTTGACCCTTTGTTGCGTTCGCGCATTGACCTGGCTCAGTACAACAATGCTCTGGCCAAAGCAACCAATGTGCTGGTGCAGCCACAGGGTGGCATCCGCCGCCGTCCTGGCCTGAAACACATTGCTGAGCTGCCAAGCGCGGCTGCTGATGGCGTCCGCCTGGTTTCATTTGAATTTAGCGTCGACGACAGCTACATGCTTTGCTTCACAAATAATCGCATGTATGTGTTCAAAGACGGTGTGCAAATCACCAACATCAATGGCGGTGGCACGGCATATTTGACAACCAGCATCACCAGCGCCATGCTTAGCCAGCTCAACTGGACACAGTCGGCTGACACAATGTTTATCGTTCACCCTGACTTGGCGCCTGTAAAACTGGTGCGTGGTGCAACTGATGCTGATTGGACTGTGAGTACTTATGCTTTTGTTGGAATTCCAAAGCACGCGTTCAATTTGCAAACATTTGAGCCTCTTGCGACACTGACACCAAGTGCTGTGTCTGGAAACATCACTTTGTCAGTTTCCGCATACACTGGTGACACAGGTAATTTGCAAGCTGCAACAACAACAACTGTAACTTTAAAGTCTGCAGCAAGTGGCACTGATGACATTTACAAAGGTTTGTGCGTTCGCATGACAAGTGGAACGCAAAACGGTAAAGCTAGGAAAATTAGCTCATACAACGGCACAACAAAAGTGGCCACAATTTTCCCAGCTTGGGATGCTGCGCCATCAGCTGGTGACAGTTACAAGGTTGTCCCATTTGCAACTGAAAGTGTTTATCAATATGTAAACGCAAGCCCACAAGGACGTGCGAGAATCATTGAGTTTGTGAGTGACACAGAAGTACGCGCAGTCACTGAATATCCGTTTTTTGACACAACCGCACGAACAACTGGTAACTGGTCACTTGAATGTCTTTATGAAGACGTTTGGAGTACAGCCAGAGGATGGCCACGCACTGTGACGTTTCATGAAGGACGCCTGTATTTTGGTGGATCTAAGTCGCGCCCATCCACAATCTG